TTATGTTTTTAGACATAGTGATTTATTTATTCAACTTTTTAGCGATCTTTGTGATTATGATGAGATAGTCCTAAACCGACTGCCTCAAACACAGCAATGACAAAACCTAAACTGCCAACTGACAATGCTAAACCATACAATGCATCTACTAACATAATAATTTCCTGACTCATTTTGATTGATATAGCGTTATTATACAACAAACAAAACCTTTTGTCAACTAATCCCATAAATCTTCGTAATATTTTCCGAACAACCTAAATCCATTCTTGATTCGTTCGTAACTTTCGATCTGATCACGCTCAAAGATCATTCGTTCTCTTGGTGAACAGAACATCCTATCACCTTCATCATCCCAGTCACCTGCTTTGTGTTGGAATGCGTAAATCATTTCTGACAGCACATAATCCCATCGTTCGTGAACTTTATCTTCGCCGTGTAATCTTTCCGGGACATCTTCATTATCAACCTTTGCTGATCCGTGTCCTGTTTTGGCAAGTTGCAACAATGACGGCAGAATGATTTCTGCTAATGTACAATCCATTGACCATGTATCCCAAGGATCAATCCTAACCTGAACCTTTTGCTGAGGTACATATCCGAACCACTCGTACAGGTATCTGTGATACCATCTGTCTTTTGGAAACCTGCCTATATTTACTTTCATGATAGTATATCCGCTATCCTATGTGCTAATTCAACAAACCATTGCTCACCTCGACCACGAGTTGTCTCTGCCGCTGTGCCAATACGAATACCACTTGTCTCAACAAATGATCTTGGATCGTTCGGAACACCATTCTTGTTGACCGTGATTCCGTTATCTTCAAGAAGATCTGCCGCTACACGACCACTATATTTTTTCTCACTCAAATCCATCAAAATAATATGAGAGTCAGTTCCGCCTGTTTGAACAGGGAATCCTCTTTCCTCAAATACTCGACACATTGCTTTTGCGTTTTCAATAACCTCAAATGCATATCTTGAAAAATCAGTTTTGCTTGCTTCAATAAAACATTGTGCCTTAGCAGCGATAATATGCATCAAAGGTCCGCCTTGCGTTCCTGGGAATATTGCACTATTAATCCTGCGAGTATATTCTTCGTTGTTCCACAAGATAATACCGCCTCGTGGTCCTCGTAATGTTTTGTGAGTTGTTGAAGTTACAACATCAGCATACGGCACTGGATTAACATAAACGCCACCAGCAATCAAACCGGAATAATGCGCCATGTCTACTAACAAAAATGCGCCAATTTCGTCTGCAATATCTCGGAATTCTGCCCAATCGATTTGTCTTGGGTATGCACTAGCACCTGCAACAATCATTTTAGGTTTGTGGCGTTCTGCTAACATTCGAACCTGATCGTAGTTGATTCGACCATCTTCTTCAACACCATACGAAATAGCGTTGTAAATTTTACCTGATATATTAGGAGGACTGCCGTGACTCAAATGACCGCCACTTGCTAAATCCATTCCAAGAATAGTGTCTCCTGGCTTGAGAAATGCCTGATAAACTGCTGTATTTGCGTTTGCGCCACAGTGAGGTTGCACATTTGCATAGTTTGCACCATACAATTCACACAAGGTTTTGATTGCTAATTTTTCAATGTCATCCATGTATTCGCAACCATTATAATATCGCTTACCAGGATAACCCTCTGCGTATTTGTTTGTGAATACACTACCTGCCAATTCCATAACCGCTTCACTAGCAAAGTTCTCACTCGCAATCAACTCAACCGTTCTTCCTTGTCGGTTTGTTTCTGCTCTCAAAATTTTTCTTATTTTTTTGTCCATTCTTCCTCTTCTTTTATATCAGGATGCTCTAACCATCGTTCATGCATATAATACCACTCATATGCTCGTTGCTTTGTCTCATATTGTGGGCTCAATGCAACATCGTTGTCGCTAACCCAAAACCAAACTATTTCTATTTCGTTGTGCTTATATTTTATCAGTTTCATGAACAGTGCCCAGATGTACGCCTATTGTTTTGTCTAAACGACTCATAGGGATACTATCCTGTGAGAGTTCTAACGCCTTTTGTTTCATATTCACATTAAAGTTATCACGAAACCAAATGTCGACTCGATCAGCAATGTCAATTGCCTTACGAAAGATTTTGCCTTTCCATCGATTCAATACTCGCATTAGAACAGTTCCTTCTCGGTCATCACAAGAAACTCCATCTGGTTATCTTGTGCATATTGAGTAGCGGCACTCCACTTTGCTTTGTTGACTTTCATTGTTCGTTGTTGATGCGGTTTAATCTCAACAATCCTTTGAACTCGATTCCCATTCTTATCTATCATATCAACCCAAAAGTCAGGATAATACGTTCGATGTTTTTCTTCAAATATATATGGGATCTTAATTTCTTCACTTGACCATGATAAAATTTGTTCATTGCGGTCGCAATAAACCATGAATAATCTTTCCCAACTGCTACGGTAGATTATCTGTTTTGCATTGCCGTCATACTTCTCGGCATTCTTAGGAATGTATTTACCTTTAAAATGTGATCTAGACATGTTGTACTTCTCTACATTCCTTAAATCGTCTCATTGATGTCATCACTCCGTACAGATCGTCTGTATTATCAACTGTAGCGGCGAGAAAACATAATAGAATTACTCTAAATACTTTACCCACGCTTTGCTTTAATGTCCTTGACTGCCGCTTTGATAGCGTCTTCTGCCAAGACAGAGCAATGAATCTTAACTGGTGGTAATGCCAATTCTTCTGCAATCGCTGTATTCTTTATCTGCGCTGCTTCATCAATGTCCTTGCCTTTTACCCATTCGGTTAAAAGTGAACTCGATGCAATTGCTGAACCACAACCATAAGTTTTAAATTTAGCGTCTTCAATGATACCATCATCATTGACTTGAATCTGTAATCGCATCACATCGCCACACGCTGGTGCTCCAACCATGCCTGTGCCTACATTATCTGCCTTCTCATCGAGTTTCCCAACATTGCGTGGGTTCTCGTAATGATCGATTACTTTTTCACTATACGCCATTAGTTATCCTTTGATTGTGCTTCCTTTTTTGCTTTAACTCTTTCTTCCCATTCACGCTGTCGATCACAAACGATCAACCATGCACCATGTAGGCAAACATACAGAAACGCCATAATAATACATGCTACGAATATTTGAAACAAATTAAGTAAAATTTCCATCACCAGTTCCTCATTATTTATACGCATCCGATCATAACTTCGATCTCAGGATACATTTTTTCAAAAGTTTCTAACCATTCATCAAACTCGGGTGTCAGATCGTCACAGTTAACTGCTACAAGTCGTAACTGTTCACCTGTTTGTTCATACACCGTTCTAAACTTCATGTGATCTTCATCAGTCGCATCAATACACATTGAAGCATACTGAGTGCGCATAAAGTCGTCTGAATCAAAATATGACACTAATTTGTTGATTGACCATGACTTAGGCAACAATACAACTTTGCCTTTCTGGACATACTCATCTGCCTGATTATGGCAAATGACGGGATTCAATCGAACCCCATCTTCTAAGATTTTGCTTACAATTTCCATTCCGTTTCATCCTCAACGGCACTTAACGCACATTGCAAGTATTCAGTATCTTCGTCTTGCAAATGTGCCCAATACAAACTAATCTTATCGATCAATTCACACACCTTCATTGGATCAGTCAAATGAACTTGTGTCTCCATCATTTGCTGTAAATCATCCATCATAGGTGTAACTTTTTGATATATGCGGTTCATAAGTTTTCCTACCACGCCGCCTCTTCCAATGCCATATAGGCAAGTTCTCTTGCATAATCTTCCGCCAAATCTTCTGGCCAACCTTGAGCAATTGCTTTGTTGTATTGCTCTTCAAACTCTCTTTCTAAAAAACTTTCATTAACACTAATACTCATAATCTTCTCCGATATTTACACTACGCCAAAAATTAGCAGCGGCCTGTTCATCATTGCCGAACAGATCTTTGTATTCAGCAACAAACTCATTGAGTTCGTTGTTTTCCGCTGCTTCAAATAAAACTTCTTTCAATTTCGCCATTACTTTACCTTCTTAAACTTTCTTCTTGATTTCGAGAATTGCTTTAAAGGGTTCTTAAATTCTATCACTTCCGAAGTACCCTGTTTAACATACGCAACACAATGACCAGCAGGGTTGAGTATATAAGTATGATTAGGCATATCCCAATCAGTTACTTCTTGTAACCAGGTATTCATGCTGATAACTCCTCAGCAATCTCCTCGAACAACTTGTAGTATAGATCTACAGTTTCATTAACAGGGTTAAGACGCATGTAGACATCAGCGTCAACGAAATTCCAATTGATTTCGCCGGCAGTGCCAGCAACGATATTTTGAGGATCGGCGATTGCCTCCTCCATGTAAGAACGAATAACTCTCTTCAAATCTTCCATCATAATCTCCAATCAATTCAATTTATACATGTATTATAACACAATAAGCAATAATGTCAACCATTATTTTAAAATAAATAATTCGGGCCTGTCCACTGGATAGAGTAATCTTCAAAGATATTACCACGAGCCTTGTTACGAGCAGGGGCATCATATCCTGCAGCCATGAGAATATCGCCTTTCTTGAACTTTTTATCGTCTTCAATCTGAACAAAACCCCATACCGAACGGTCAGTCAAGATCTTGACATATTTGCGTCCTGTTTTGACGGATAGTTGGCTACGGAACTTTTCAACTCTGTCTGGGTCATTACCATACTCAGACTTATTGGTCCATCTTTCAAAGTCGTTACCGATTGTTTCTAGGAGGGTTTCTACAGCATTATTAAAATCATTCATAATATATTCTCTCTCTTTCAATTCAATTTATACATGTATTATAGCACACTGAGAATAAATGTCAACCGTTTTTTTAAATTATTTTAAACTTTTTACATGAGAACCATGTATTCTGACCTGAATGATATTGTTGTAGTAATCGTCTGATAGCAGAACCTTGCGTTCTACCTGTTCGATTAATTCTAGATATGACATCTCACCCTTAGATGTACATAAGTGAAGTATTTCTCGTTTAAAAGCGTCACATCCTTGTGACTCAACTAACTCCTTAACTAACTCAGAAGAACCGTAATAAGACATCCAGTCGGATTCTTTTATGACGATCCGTTTACGTTTCTTGCCTTTCAACGGAGGAAGTTTCGTTTTAGATTGAAACTGTTTTTTACCGACATACATTTTGCCATCGGTATTATTAGTGATAATGTAGACAAAACCCACATTGTCACCAATCATTTCACTAGTGAACTCCTTCCCATTATATAACCACATATTTTAATCTTCTGATTTAACTAATGTCCAAATTCCGTATGCTAATCCAGCATAAGCGGCAAGTTTAACGATCCCGCCTAAGAAAATTACTGCCAATGAACCAGCGATGATTACACCAGCATCCCAACTTGTTCTTTCAGCGATTCTACCTTTTATCCAACTAAACACTTGACCACCTCCTTTAATGTTATGACTTACAATATTATTTATGTCATAAAAAAACCCTCCCGAAGGAGGGTTGAATATCATCAAATAATATTAGAAAGAATAACGAATTTTTGTCTCAAAGCCATGCTTCCAATCATCAACATTAGTTGATTCAATCTTACCCTTGATACTAAAACCATTACCAAATTTGAACTTGTAACCTGCTTCAACAGAACTTCCACCTGTCATTGCACCTGCTTCAATGTAAGTGCTTTTGCCTTTGTAACCTAGACGAAGATGTGAAGTTGAACCACTGAAGGTTGCATCACTGAACTCAGTAAACTTTACTTTGTTCTTTAGTTGAACATAAGGACCTGCAAATGCAGATACTGACATAAGTGATACAAGT